TCGTGGATTAGGTCTGATTCCAAACTTAATTGCAAACAAGTTAGAAGACCGAGAAGAAGAAAAGGCTCGGCAAGCAGCGGCAGGAGTCCAACCCCCGATGCCCGGAATGCGCAAGGGCGGCAAAGTCAAAAAGATGAAGTCGGGTGGCTATGTTCGCTCTGCTGACGGCTGTGCCCAGCGTGGCAAGACTAAGGGTCGGTTTGTATGATTAAGCAATCCAAGGTCGCCAAGGTTATGCGTGAGTTTAAATCCGGAAGCCTGAAGTCTTCTTCCGGAAAGAAAGTTACCAACCCCAAGCAGGCTATTGCAATTGGCCTGAGTGAGGCTGGAATGTCCAAACCTAAAATGAAGGAAGGTGGTCAAATGAAAGAATCCAAAGCAATGATGAAAAAGGAAGTGTCCTTTATGAAGAAAAAAGGTGCTCCTAAGCCCATGATCAAGCATGAGATGGCTGAAATGAAGTACGGCGGCAAGGTCAAGAAGATGGCTAATGGCGGACTGGCTGCTGGTCATAAATCCGCTGATGGGGTTGTTGTCAAAGGCAAAACCAAAGGCAAGGACGTGACCATGAAAGGTTCTACCGGAATGAAAAAAGGTGGCGCAGTCAAGAAGATGCGTTACGGCGGGAAGGCTTGCTAAATGCGTCCGTCTCGTGGAATGGGGATCATGAACCCCGCCAAGATCAGAGCGATCCGAAAGCGGGATGGGAATGAGCCTGTCGAACTGTTTAAACAGGGTGGTGAGTCCAAGGTTAATGAGGCCGGTAATTACACCAAGCCCGGACTACGGAAGTCTATCTTTGAGCGTATTAAGGCTGGCGGAAAGGGCGGTGCTCCGGGGCAGTGGAGCGCCCGTAAGGCACAAATGCTGGCTATGCAGTACAAGAAGTCCGGCGGCGGGTATCGTGATTGAATGGGCAGTCTACAGGCGGGTTGATGGGAACGTATTTGACTGGATTCTACAAGCCACCCAAGTCCGTAGGCAATTAAAGAAAAGGGAGCGGGATCTTGTCATTGCAAAAGCCGCAGAGAAGTCTGAAAGCGTGGACGAGCCAAAAGTGGAGAACTAAAAGTGGTAAGCCCTCCACCCAAGGCCCGAAAGCCACGGGCGAACGCTACCTCCCGGAAAGCGCCATCAAATCGCTCTCCCCGCAAGAGTACGCCGCAACCACAAGGGCTAAAAGAGCGGGTAAGTCAAAGGGCAAGCAGTTTGTGGCACAGCCTAAAGGCGTGGCTAAAAAAGTTGCTCCGCATAGGAAAATAGGATAATGGGTAAGGGCAGTTCAGCAATTCAATCAGTAGTTTCTCCAGTTCAACCATCAGCACCACAACCGATGGGTGGTTCTGGTAACCCGTATGCGTCTCGTTATGTTTCGCCAAATCCTATAAGTGAAACACCACAACCTGCGTTTTACTCAGCCCCCTCACAGCCAGAGCAGCCTTCGTTTCAACCTCGTGGGTATATAAGTCCATTTCAAGGAATGGGCGGTAAAGGTATGGGTGGCGGCTACAGATCTATGGGTGGTAAAGGCGGCTTTGGTGGTGGATTTAGTCCGTTTGGTGGTTACTATGAGACTCCCAGTAATCCTTATAGCCGTCCGTTTGAACAGAATTTTGTGCCGAGATATCAGACTAATCCGTATGCTCAACAGCCGCCGATGCTCACACAGCCAGGTGGTGAAGTTTCAAGATTTGTTACCTTGCCTTATAGGCCGGAGGTCATACAATCTGCCCCACAATTTGAACCTATTTATGAATCTCAACCACGAAATACACCTGTTTTTGAGCCTGGGATGAAGCCGGGTGGTTCGCCTTTAATTGGGGATCGGATGCCAACACTAGATCCTATAGGTGGTAAAGGAGCAGCATTGCAACCAAGGTTTTTTAAAAATGGCGGTGAAGTTAAATGACAACCTCCGGAACCGCTGCAGCCAACCTAGACCTCAATAACATCATTGAGGAAGCCTTTGAACGGTGTGGACAAGAGATCCGCACTGGCTACGAATGGCGCACGGCACGGCGAAGTCTGAACCTTCTGACGGTAGAGTGGGCCAACCGAGGCATTAATCTCTGGACGATAGAGCAGGGATCTTTGGCGCTTAATCAGGATCAGATTGTCTATGAACTCCCGGTAGATACGATTGACCTTTTAGAGCACGTTGTTCGTACCGGAACTGGACAGAATCAGGCTGACCTGACCATCACTCGTATTAGTGTTTCTACTTACGCCACCATACCTAATAAAAACGCCACAGGCCGTCCTATTCAGGTTTGGGTAAATCGGCAGTCTGGAGCAACCTATCCGGCTGGTGGCAGACCCGCAGGAACAAATTCAACAACCGGGGTAGACCATCCTCAGATTTACGTCTGGCCTGCCCCTGACCAGTCTGATTACTACACGTTCGTGTACTGGCGTATGCGCCGGATTCAAGATGCCGGGGAAAACGGTCTTGTGACCCAAGATATCCCCTTCAGGTTCTTAAATTGCATGATTGCTGGTCTGGCTTATTACCTGTCCATGAAGATCGCTCCTGACCGCATGGAAGCCTTAAAACTCCAGTATGACGAACAGTGGAAATATGCCTCGGAAGAAGACCGGGACAAATCCGCCGTTCGATTCGTACCCCGTAGGTATTTCATCGAATAATGGGTAACAGGTTTGCATCCGGCAAGATAGCGATTGCGATGTGTGATCGCTGTGGGTTTCAGTACCAACTGAAGCAACTCAAGCGCCTGATTATCAAGACCAAGAACGTTAACCTTTTGGTCTGTCCCGAATGCTGGGAGCCGGATCAACCCCAGTTGCAGTTGGGTATGTATCCGGTAGACGACCCGCAGGCTTTAAGAAACCCAAGGAAAGACACAACCTACCTGCAAGCAGGTTTAAACGGCCTGCAGTTGACGGACATAACCAGCCCAGCCGAAGATGACACAGGAAACCCAAGCCCGGGTAGCCGAATCATCCAGTGGGGATGGAATCCGGTTGGGGGAAGCAGGGCGAACGATGATGGATTAACACCCAATAACTTGGTGTTGAACATTGAACTTGGATCAGTATCAGTAGTAACTACCTAGGAGTCATTATGAAATCTGAAATGAAAAAGGTTGCCAAGGCTGAAGTCAAATCCCATGAGAAGAAGATGCATGGGAAGGGATATCGTGCTGGCGGCAAGACCAATTTAGAGATGAAAAAACTTGGACGTGGGTTGGCTAAGGTCGCCAATCAGATGTCTCCTGTTCGCAGGGTTCGGAAAACGGGGATCTAACATGGCTAAATACACTATGAAAATTAAAGGTAAGGAAGTTGGCCCTGCCGAAGTCTATGCGGCTCCGCATACCATGCAGGCTAAGGACACCAACGTTAATACTTACAGCACCTACACCCCGGGCGCAAAACTCATGGAGACCATGAATGTCGCTTCTGGCTGGGTCAGCAAGGGCAATTACGCCCCGATTAATCCGTATGGCACAGGCGTGATGCGTGGATACGGTGCTGCAACCAAGGGCCGTAAAATTAGCGGAAAGATGGGATGAACTACACTCAACTGACCGCCGCAATCAAGGCGTATTCAGAAAACGACTTCCCACAGGCTGTGGGAGCAGGTGGTCTTACGTCTGCCGAACAGATTTCCCGGTTTGTCCAACAGGCTGAACAGAGGATTTACAACTCTATTCAGTTCCCCGCCCTGAGAAAGAATGTGACCGGAAACGCTACCTCTGGAAACAAATACTTAGGCGCTCCGGTGGACTGGCTGGCTACTTATTCATTAGCCAGAATTAATGCTGATGGTAGTTACGAATACTTGTTAAACAAGGACGTTAACTACATTCGCCAGTCTTTTCCTTATCCGGCAGTAAGCGGTGCTCCAGAGTATTACGCCATTTTTGACGAAAACACGTTCATTCTTGGCCCAACTCCAAATGCTTCTTTTAGTATGGAGTTGCACTATTTTTACTATCCTCAGTCCATCACTACGGCTAATACGTCTTGGCTGGGAGATAACTTTGACTCTCTGTTGCTTTATGGCTCCTTACTGGAAGCCGCATCATTTATGAAGTCAGAGGCAGATGTGATTAAAAATTACACAGACCGATATAATGAAGCCTTTCAACTTGCCAAACAACTTGGCGATGGTAAAGATCGTCAGGATATGTATCGTACTGTGCAGGTAAGGTATCCGGTGAAATAATGGCTTTCCAAGGAAACTTTACCTGCAATTCATTTAAAGAAGCGTTGTTTAAAGGCGATGTGGACTTCTTGGTTGATACGATCAAGATTGCGCTTTATGACAATAACGCAACGCTGAACGCTTCTACCACAGCTTACACCGCAACAGATGAAGTTGTGGCAAGTGGTTATTCAGCAGGCGGTAATACGTTGACTCCAACTGTTACTTTGTCTGGCAGTATTTCATTCGTAGATTTTGCAAATACTTCGTGGAGTGCCGCTATTACTGCCCGTGGCGCTTTGATTTACAAAAACGGCGGGACAGCAATCTGTGTTCTGGACTTTGGTTCAGACAAAACGTCAACTACAACCTTTACGGTTGAGTTTCCTGCAAACAGTTCTGATTCAGCACTTATACGATTAAATTAAAACATGAGCACAGCACTTACAGGAATCATAGGAAAAGCCCCGGTGGTGACGGTATCTAGTAACCGCCCATTGGAAAAAGACCTTTATAAGATGATGTGGGAAAAGCCTGAGTACCGAAAGGTAGCTCCGGGTGAGGGAGCGGCATTTGAATTTCTTGCTCAGGCTAAACCACCTCGTGGCTCTTCTGTAATTGATTTGGGGTGTGGTACTGGTCGTGGTAGCTTAAACCTTGCGTTTTTTGGCGGCTTAGACGTAACGATGGTGGACTTTGCTTCCAACTGTTTGGATGCCGACATTGTTCCCATGCTGGAGACTCAGAAACACGTAATGCGGTTTGTTGAGCATGATCTTTCTCAGCCTTTAGATATCAAAGCTGCTTATGGGTTTTGCACTGATGT